GCAACTAAACGGTATTTACCATTTACAATACTCATAGTATTGCCTGTGGCTCCTAATCGTGCTGTTATGGCCGCACCGCCACTAATATTATTGTAAATTCCATAAGTTTTTTGTGTAGCGGGAAATTGAATTGTCTGAGCTGCAGAAACGGTCCCTGAAAAAATTAATTGACTTTGTCTAGCTTGGTTATTGGCCGCGGTATCGGGTCCGTCGGCATTGGTTAATGTTATCCCAGTTCCTGTTGTAAGAGCAGGTACTGCATATACCCCAGCAATAGCGAATTCAAAGACCTGGGAAAAGTTATTGTTGGTAATGGTTCCCCATGTACCTGAATTTTCCCCTGTTACTTGTAATTCCGTTCTAAGACCAGTTGAATAAGTTACCATTTAATCTCCTAATACCTTTTTTTAATGATTTTATGCAGCCTTGTCAACTTCTACCCAAACGGCTGTTTGCGAGTCATCCACTTCTTGCCAGAAGGTACCTCGTAATGTTCCTGTACTACTTGTAACAGAAACTCCAGTTGCTGTAAAGACAACATCTGTCCTAATATTCAAGGTTCCTGGGCTCGAAGTTAATAAATTTCCTGTAGCTGCGTAACTTGATTCCTGCCCGGCATCCCCAATATTGGATGTCATGGCTTGGCCAGTAACGGTGATGTCAAAATCAGCCGTTGCCGTTGCATCGCCTTCTGATAAAGTTAAGGCATTACCATCAGCCTCCACATCGACGTCAGTGGTAACCGTCTCATCCCCTAGAGAGGAAGTCATACCCTCCGCTGTCAGCGTAACATTGCAGTCTCCTGTAAGGGTAAATGATCCCAAGGATCCCGTTAATATTGTTCCTGTTGGATAGACACCTGGACTGATTTCTATTGCTACATCTCCCGTAGTCGCATCAAGTTCAGGTTCTGCAACCGCAACAATGGTTATTGTTGCATCAGCCGTAATTGAGTATGTTCCAATACTTGTTGCCGCCTGAACCCCTGACGGGAAGACTAAAGCAAGTAAATCTCCTACGGTAGTTGTTGCGCTTTGTCCTGTTACTGTAATAGTAACATCGGCACTCGCAACAGCGTCACCAGCACTTGTTGTAGCACTGGCTCCTGTTAAAGCGTATGAAGTTGTTAGAGTTCCCCAAAGATTATCCCCCCATCCAATTATTGTTCCCGTATCGGCATTATAGCCCCGTCCCCAACCAGTCTGCGCGACGCCTCCCGCTGTCTCATCCCCCAAAGAGGAAGTAAGACCATCAGCCGTAGGACTGACGGAGGCTGTTCCAGTTACGGAAGCTACATCATTGGTATTGGAATTGAGTGTCTGTGATTGTACGACAGTGACAATAGCAAGACCTTCTGCGATGGCATCACCGGCAGTAGACGTACCATAGACGCCAGTAAGCGTAATGTTGCAATCACCCGTAATAGAAGCGGGCGTTGCAGTGTTCGACGTAAGGCCGTCACCTGTCGCGGCAACGGGTGCGTATTCTCCCCACGCGCCACTGCCCCAAGTCTCTCGGCCCCATCCTTGTAGAGAGGCCATGATTTATTCTCCTATGCGATCCTTAAAATTGCAGCAGTCGCTTCAGCCGCAGGAAACGTAATTGTAAATGTTCCTGAAGTCGAAGTTTTAACTCCACCAAAATCTAAAACACAAACAGCCGCATTGGTTGTTAAACCAGTGACTGTGGAACTGTTATAAATCACGGCAGCTTGTGCAGAAATAGTCGCACTTGTGAATGAAAGATCTGGTTGAAAATCACACACAGCCGTATCAGTTGATAACACGGGAGTCACCGATGTTAATGCTCCACCACCTAGTGAATAAGTGCCTGATGCACCTACCTCGTCGGGTGTGGTGTAAACGGTAGATGCTTTACCTAATGTTGCTTCACTATCGTAAAGCGCTAATTTAAAAGTGTTCCCTGTCGTTGCAGTAAAATCATGCAATGCTTTCAGGATCTCCACTTTAAAACTGTTACAAACAGCTTGTACTATAGCCATAATAACCTCCTTTAAGGGTTCCTTGATTCGAGAGGGACACGAATGACACCGTCTCTATATTCGTCTCTACGGTCACGGCCCATCTCATATGTGGCAAGATCTTGTACAGACTGATTATATTTTTTATCATATAGTTGTATCATATCTGTTGGACCTTTCAAGTATCCAAGTCCTTCTAATATACAACCATATAATAGCACGTTGGGAGCGTTTTGACTGATCCACGTGGAGGTGTTGGATGATGATAATTTATCAGGCATCCTTAAATATGCAAGTTCAACAGCTATGTTGGAACTTGGTGTTGGCGCAATATAATGCGTGTCTTGATCCCAATCAGCATAGTACTTAGGAGTACCTGTTACTGTTCTATCAGGCCAATACTCTGTCATAAACGAAATATCCTTCTGCAGCAAGGTTGTTCTTACACCACCTCCGAGATTGGCATCAACTATTTGAAGATATCGTGTAGCCCTCCAGTCTCCTGGAAGGGAAAGAAAAGCGTTGTCTATGGTTAAATTAGCCGTGTCATATTTACGGTAATAACTGAGATCCACTTCCTTAAAAAGTTTATTTTCCACATTGACGATGAATGTATTAATGACAGCATCCGAGAGTACATCACTGGATGTCTCCGTGTAATTTCTTACGTTTGTCAATAAATCAGAATAATCGGTCATGTTGTGGTCACCGTAACATTTCCTACCCAGCTATGCAACCTTGTGGGCTGACTAGGTTGTTGAACACTCAGTGGTTGCATACTTCTTACAAAACCTGCATAAGCGACTCCATTAGCACGGTATAAAGTAACTGATTCCTCCAATGTTTGAAAACCATTAATTGTAGTTCCATCTCCCACTCCATCATACACACCACTGGCTACTGAGTCACCATTAGCCCTACGTACATTAGTATAACCTACATAAACGGTAGCGTTAGCAATTTGAGGCTTTGCGTGTTGTAGTGCCTGAGGATCGGTGGGATGGTATCTGGGATCTAATTGAGGTTGCTTAGGTTCATATTCACTGTAATGAACCCAGGATCCCGTCCATTCCTTAACCATTTCATTATAGGGGAAAGCCAACCCAGATCGGTCTGATATCCGTAAAGCAAATTTACCTGAAGCGTATCTGCCCATAATTTCCTAATTTAAATAATTATGTTGGGGCGTAAAATGAAAATTAGCTGTTTCTCTGTCCATATCCGCCGCCCGTTTAAATTCTTCTTCATAAATTTGTTTTAATAATTGAATCCTATCAGGGGCATATTTCATCGCCATGTAATAAGCTAGCGCAGCCGTCATGCACGGAATAAACCGAAATGGAATTTGTGCATTATTCGTATAGTCTCCCGCATCAAACATGCGAATTAACGCATAATAAATCAAGGTATAAGTAGTATCAGGAACGGGATATAAATATAAAGAAGGGCTGATGGTTCTTTCAAAATAAAACTGAGTTGGCCTGCTTGACGTGGATTTAACAGTGTAACCCCAATAAACGTCTCTTCCTATACGTGTGCACTCATAATCATTATTATCACTCCCCGAAACTTGTCTCATAATGACATTGGTAATGTCAATAATTTGTTGGGAGTCATTGGCGGTTGTGCCATATAAATCAGTTCCCGTCAAAGGGTTGGCGCTTGCCGATGTAATTGTTTTTTCTTGTTTTTGAATTGTCCATAAGTTTAATCCCCTATTGGCCCAGTCAGCAAAAATAATATTTAATGAACGTCGTGCGGTTTTTATCTCGTAACCTGTACGATCTTGTAAACCGCAACGTTCAAAAGCTTCTTCAACAATATCATCTATTGCTAAGTCGAAACTCGCTGTAGAGGCATAAGTAGGCATTGATTATTTCTTAATTGCACCACCACCACGCTTTGCAGCGCCTATGGATCCACCTTTAGATTTTTTAGCTACTCCGCCTTTCTTGAAACCTCTGTTGAGTTCTCCTATGACTCTTGACTTCTCGGCTCTTCGATTAGGGTTCATGCGCTCTGCATCAATTCGTCCTACTTCCTCTAATAAATTTCTTCTGCCTAGACCACCTGCTTGACGTTTAACTACGCCTCCTTTAGCTTTAGCAGCAATACCTATTCCTCTTTTAGCGATACCTCCACCTCTTTTATTGATAACGCCTTTGCCAGTGCCTTTACCATGCTTTCCGTATGATTCATCGGCGCTTGCTTTTAGTTGTTTTTTAGTACGAGGTTTTTTAATCCTCTCTGCAACAGACTCGTCTTTACGAGCTTTATATCCTTGTGCCATATTAGCCTCCTTGGCGATTATATTTTTTCTAGGATCTCCGCTTGTGCTTATTCTTCGGCTTCGACCTAGGGGATCTTCCTATACTAATACTTTTTTTGATGGGTGTAAAGTATGATGAACGAGTGAATATTCCAGTCACTAATTTCCAATTTTCCTGACGTTAATCGCGTTTTCTTTTCCTTTATTCTCTCCTATCTCGAATTCTACCTTCTCACCTTCTGTAAGAGTGTCAATACCCGCTTGTTCCAAAGCTGATACGTGCAAGAAGACGTCTTTACTTCCTTCCTGTTCAATGAATCCATATCCTTTGGCTGGATTAAACCATTTAATTTTTCCTGTAGTCATTAGTTTTCCTTTAGTTAGTCCTCAATAATTTTGAGGATGTGTTTTTTTCCGTCTTCTTTCCATATTTCTGTTTTAGCCGTGACGGGTCGGCATTCCAATCTTGGACCATCCGGCCCA